CGTGCGGCACGGTTACGGCCGGCGGATCGCTGGCGGGAAAGGACTCTTCCAGCGCTTCGTCGAGCTGGTCCTCGATGTGCTCGCGCCGCGCGTCGGACTCTTCGGTCTCGTGGGGGTCGGCCATGGCTCGAACATGGGCGCCGGGAGAGCGGATTGCAAAGCACGGCGCGGCGGCCGGCAGGCCCAAGACGCGAAAAAGCCCCGGCGCGGGGCCGGGGCTTTTCGAAACTTTGGGTGCGGGGACAGGATTTGGTCGCTTCCTCCGACCCGCTTCAGCTTTGCCGCGTAACCCTTTTCACAGGAGAGAACCTATGATCCGCAAGTTGCTTGTCGCTTCGGCCGCCTTCGCGGCCCTGCTCGCCGCCGCCCCCGCCGCCGCCGCGTCCGGCCCCTCGCGTCCCTCGGCCGAGACGGCCGGCTGGTGCGACGTCGTGCCGGACTTCTGCTGTCGCCGGCGCTGCGCCGTCGAGGACTAGGGCCCCGCCCCGACCTACTTCCCGACCCCGGGAAACCGAGAGCCCCGCCGGCGACGGCGGGGCTCTTTCGTTGTCGAGCGGCATGGCCTAGGACTGCCCGCCGGGTCGGTCGCCTGTTCCTCGTTCGTGTGTCATGTCGACGCCCGTCTCCTACGCCGTGCGCGTGCTCTGCGACTGCGGCGCGGTCACCACCGTGGCCATGCCCCTGCCGGCGGACCTGGCGGCCTGGGCGGCGGCGACGTCCTGCCGCCGCTGCGGCCTGGGCTTCTCCCAGTTCTGCCCGCCGTCGACGCCGCTCGACCGCTTCGACGCCCTCGAGCCGCGCATGACGACCGCCGCCCGGCTCGACTACGAGGCGCACGGCCTGGGCGGCATAGGCGACGTCAGGACGGGACGGCGGCGCCGTCGTTCGCCGGATCCTCGTCCGCCGTCAGCACCAGGCGGCCGGGGTGGTCGAGGGCGGCCATGATCTCGGCCAGGGCGGCGCGGTCGTCGAGCGCATGGCCGGCCCAGCGGGCCATCACCTGCTCGACCTTCCACAGCACCCAGGCGTCACCGACGACGTGCTTCATCGCCGCCTGAACGCGCCAGCCGCTCGATACGCTCCACGGCCTCGAGCAGGAGCTTCGCGGGCTCGGTCGCCTCGTAGGTCACCTGGAGCTCGACCATGCGCGTCCCGCTCTGGCCGCAGCGCTTCAGCCAGCCGTCGCGCACCATGTCGTCGGCATGGCGCTTCAGGGCCGCGTCTCCCTCGACCTCGACGCCGCGACGGTGCGTGACCACGGCGAACCGGCCCTTCTCCCGCGCGATCTCCAGCACCAGCCGGTGTGCGGGCGGGATCAGGTCGGAGGTCTTCATGGCCGGGCAGATAGCAGATATCCTCGCGCCATGACCCTCCTCGACGTCATGGCCGCGCTCTACGCGAGCGAGATCAACTGCCGCGTCTCGTCGTTCTTCGACTCCGGCTGGACCCTGCAGCTCGGCGACGAACTCAACGGCTTCAAGGCCGAGGCCACGTTCTACGACTTCGACGAAGCCGCCGACTGGCTAAGGGCCGCGGCGATCGAGCACTTCCCCGAGAGCGCCTTCGCCAGGCGCGCCGGCGGGCGTTGACGAGATGTGCAACGACTATCGCTACCGCCTGCCGGCCGAGCGCCTGGTCGACGAGTTCCGCCAGCTGAGGATCCCGCTGCGGTTCCCCCAGGGGGTTCCGAACATCGAGCCGCGCGACGACATCAGGATCACCGACACGGCGCCAGTGGTGCGCTTCGCCGATGACGGCGCCGAGCTCCTGCAGCTGCCCTGGTCATGGCGCGGGCCGACCGGGAAGCCGGTGTTCAACTTCCGCTCCGAGGGCCGTCGCTTCGCCCGCGAGGACCGCGTGCTGATCCCGGCCGACGGCTTCTACGAGTTCACCGCGCCCAAGGACCCCAAGCAGAAGCGCAAGGACAAGTGGCTGTTCACGATGAAGGGCCACGACCTGTTCGCCATCGCCGGCGTCGTGAAGCACGGCGCGTTCGCCATGCTGACGACCGAGCCGGGCCCGGACATCGCGCCCTATCACGACCGGCAGGTGGTGGTGCTCGGGCCCGGCGCCTGGGCTGATTGGCTGACGGCCGCCGTGCCCGAGGGAGCGGTGCTGAAGTCCTCGCCCGCCGGCGCGCTCGACGTGGAGAGGGCCTGAGCGCTATCGCGCGGCGAAACTCAAATCGGACGATTTATACGAAAAAACTGCGCACCGGATGTTGACCGATGCGCAGTTTTTTCGTAAATTCGGGGCGTCGGGTGATTTTGCCCGACGCCACCAGAAGGACGAACCGATGCGAGTCGCGTTCAAACTCAGGTGGTTCGGTCTGGTCCTGAGGTTTCGACTGAAGACCTGACCAAACCGGCCCCGGGGGGTGGTTGCACCCATCCCCCGGGTGTCCGGCAACATAGTCGAGAAGGGGCGCGATTTCAATGACCACCCGGGTGCAGGCGGTGCGCCAGAGGCTGGGGCTCACCCAGTCCGACATGGCCGAGGTGCTGGGTCTGGGGCTCAGGGCCTACCAGGAGATCGAGGCCGGCCGCTCCAAGGAGCGCCCCGCCCACTGGCGCGCGGCCGAGCACTACGCCCTGGAGTGGGCCGTGGCGGCCGGGGATCCCGCCGCCGTCGACCCGCGCACGCTCGAGCTGGCAAGGAAGCTGACGCTGATCGCCGACCACTAGGGTGGACAAGCCGCCGCCCCGCGGCTCAAGCTGAGGCCGGAAGGCAATCAGGGAGGCCGCCATGGCCAGGAACGAAACCACGGGCAAGAAGGCGGCCAGCGCCGCGTCCAAGGTGCTGCGCGACCCCAAGGCCTCGGCCGCCGCCAAGAGCGCCGCCGGATCGGCCCTCACCCAGGTGGCCAAGCCCAAGGGCGGCAAGCGCAAGTAGCCGCACGCGAGAAAACCCCCGCCCTGCGGGGGCGGGGGTCTCGACGATCAGGGGGGGCGCCGCGCCCGGCCGAGCCGCCGGGAGACGTTCGGCCGGGCGCGGTCCCTCTGTCCCGGCGGGGCTCAGGCAAGCTACCGCCGGGAAGAAGCTCGGTCGGAAACGGCCGCTACGGCCGATTTGGCGGCCGTGCGACGGCCTCGGGCCCGCCGCCCGCGCCAGGGGGGCAGGCCAGCAGCGCGACGGCCAGGGCGGCGCGGGCCCAGCCCTCGCGGCCCCAGGCGCGCGCCTCGGCCTCGCCGGTCAGGAACTCGGCCGTGGCGGCCTTCTCCTCCGGCGTGGCCGGGGCCACGATGCCGCCCCGGGCGGGCGGCTCCGGCTTCAGCGCCGCGCACAGCCGGGGGTCCGGCTTCGGCGGCGCCGGCTGCTCAACGGGGCCGAGCGGCGGTAGTGGGGGCTTGGAGGGCGTCTGACACGCCGTCAGCAACGCCATGGATGCTGCGCACAGGACAGCCTTGCGGATCACGGGGGACCTCCCGGTTGACGAGGTTGGCGATGGCCGCGGCCGAGCGGCGCGCGGAGGCGACGCGGGCGTCGCAGGCCTTGGCGGACTCCGTCACGGCGACGACGGCCCGGCCGTGCTCGGCCGCGCGCAGCTTTTCGGCCGCCTTGAACGAGGCCTGGGCGGCGACGGCGGCGGACTGCCAGGCGCGCGAGGCCGAGCGCCAGTCGTCGCGGTCCTTCAGCAGCCGCGCGGCGCGCGCCTCCGCCCCGCCCTTGGCCATCAGCGCCGCGACCAGGGCCAGGGCCAGCAGCACCGCGACGGCCGATGCGACCGGCCCGGCCAGCTTTGAGGTGACCGTCTTCCAGATGACGGCGCCGATCACAGCGCCACCCCCGTGGACAGGAGCGCCAAGGCGCGGAACACGGCCCCGACGATCCATCCCAGCGCCGAGGCGCCGGCGCCGATGACGAAGATGCTCGCGGACCCCATGCCGATCGCGCCGCAGAGCCAGGCTATCAGTCCGACGATGACGACGGCCACGATCAGTCCGACGGCGAAGCCCACGAAGACCGTGGTCAGGAAGGTGGCGCAGCCGATCGCGAGGGCGATGACGGCCAGGAGCCCAAGCGCGATCAGGTTGTGGAGCCAGTTGGGCATGGTCAGGCCTCATTCTGCGACAGGGGCGCGCCGGCGCGGTCGACCAGGTGCGGGACGACGCTGGCGGGCTGGTTGCGGTAGGGCGGGCGGCGGCAGGCGATGCAGCGCGACTTGGCGATGCGGACGACGCTCACCCGGTCACCCTGGTTGCCGCCCAGGACGAGGTAGGACTCGTCGTCTTCGGCCACGTAGAGGCCGATGTGGCCGCCGCCGCCCTGGCGGCTGAAGACCAGCACGTCGCCGAGGCTGGGCAGCGGCGAGACCTCGCCGAAGCGGGCCCAGTTGCGGGCCCAGAGCGGGTCCTTGACGACGGGCTTGCCGGCGCGGTGCGCCACGCGGGCCATCCAGAGGCCGCACCAGGGCGTCTCCTCGAACAAGTAGACCCTGTCGAGGCCGATGGCGCGGGCCCAGGGCTCCTTCGCCCAGCCGGTGATGGTCGGGTTCTGCGCCCGGCCGGCCATCTCCTTGACCCCGAGGGTGGCCACGGCCTCGGCGATCATGCGCGGCGCGTCCTCGGCGCGCAGCCAGGGATAGAGCATGGGAAGGCTCCCGGTCTTGGGGGTTTGGCTGGGCTTAGAGGCCCGGGAAGGCGGGCGGCTCGCCGCGGCGCGCGGGCCACGCCGGGGCGGCCGCCTCAAGGCGGCCTCCGGCGGCGCGCTGGCGCCAGAGGTTGATGGCGCCCACGGCCCCGTAGGCGGCCACGGCCAGGTAGACCGCGAGCTCGCCGCGGCCGACCGCCTCCGCGCCCTTGGCCAGCAGCACGGCCCCCTGGGCCGAGCAGACGGCCGCCGCGGCCCACAGCGCCGCGCGCACCCACCAGGGGGCGCTCGGCCAACCCGGCGAGGAGCCGCCGAGCAGGTGCGCGCGCACCGCGAAGCCCATGGCGGCGACGACCAGCGCCAGCCCTCCGGAGACGGGTTCCCAGCTCATGCGATCTTGGCCTCCGCCTTGTCCTTCAGCTTCTTCAGGATGAAGTCGAGCAGGATGGGCCAGCCCTTCAGCACGAAGGAGCCGACGATGATGCCGGCGGCCGTCTCGTCGACGGCGGCGAAGCCCGGCACCAGCTTGGCGGCCAGGCCGTTCAGCAGGGCCGCGGCCGGGACCGCCAGGGCGTAGCCGAAGACCACGGCCCCGAACATGCCGATGGTGAAGTCGGCGACCGCGCGCAAGATCTGGCGGCGGTCGGGCGGCGGCACGGCGAACAGCGTCGTGCTCAGCGCCACCAGGCCCATGAACGCGCCGGCCATGCCGGCCCAGAAGGCCGCAGCCAGCCGCTCGGGGTCGAAGTCGAAGATCATCGCGGGCGCCCCCTCGTGGTCTTAAGGGATGTTGGGCGGGTTGAAGCCGCCCGAGCCGCCCGTGCCGCTGGGCGGAGGATCGGGTGCGGTGAAGCCGCCGCCGGAAACCTGGGTGCGCTGCCAGCCGATCAGGATGTTGTCGGGGTCGGCCATGTGCGCCGAGGACGGAAGCGCCGAGTAGACGTAGGCCCCGGCCGAGCGGTCGCGGAACACGCCGTAGGTGGTGTCGTCGAGGACGCCCGAGCTCAGGGTCGCGGAGGGATGGCTGACCGCGGAGCCGTCGGGCAGGTGGGCGGTGTGCGCCGCCACCGCGATCTGGTTCTCGACCGGCGCCGACAGCGGGTAGGTCGGCTCGAAATAGACCGGGATCACCGCCCCGCCCTGCCCGCCGACGCCCGTGGTCACCGCCGCCTCGGTGCGCGGCGTCGACAGGGCGCCAAACGAATTGCGGTAGGAGACGCGCGTGTCGTAGCTGGTGTTGGACGCCAGCGGCGCGATCTCGACCCTCGTGGTGCTGGCCGGGAGGTCGCCGCCGAAGGGTATCCAGGTGCTGTCGGCGGCCTTCTTGTACTCGACCACCATGGCCACGGCCATGTCGTTGTCGACCGTGCCGGTCAGGATCACCGCCGGCGCTCCGTTGGCGGCGAGTCCGCCGGTCGCCGTCCAGTCGTCGGCATCGGGCTGGTCGATCGTCGACGGGTCGCCGACCGGCAGGCTGGGCGCCGGAGGCGCGGTCCCCGTCTGGGAAAGCGCCAGGGCGTGCTTGGCGTCGGTTTCGCTGCGCAGGGTGAGCGTCACCTGCAGGCTCATCGGATCGACCTCGCGGCCGATCACCAGGCATTTCTGGCTGGCGTAGCCGATCGTCGGCAGCTGCACCGTGCAGCAGTCCCCGACGCGGGCGTTGAGCATCCGGGGGCCGCAGTTGACGGTGAACACGAGGCCTTCGCGCGTGTCCGCTAGGTCGTAGTAGGCCAGTTGCGCCGCCTGGTCGACCGCCTGCACAAGCGGCAGCGACACCTCGCGGGTGCGGATCTCGCCCGCGTCGGCGGTGAGGTAGGCGGCCACGGAAATGGCCGCGGCCGGCACCACCTGCCAGGCGTGGTCCTCGCTGCGGAACTTGGGGATGACCCGGTTGAAGCGCGCGCGCCGCGGCAGCGTGTTGACGATCTCGACCTCGCCGGTCACGTCCGCGGCGGTCACGTTGAAGGTCGAGGTCTTCGGCGTCTTGACCAGGCACGAGATCGTGGCGCCGAGGCTGATCGGCAGGCCGCCGCCGGCCTGCAGGATGGCGGCCAGCACCTCCCACTTGTCGTCGGCCGTGTTGACGACCCCGCCGACCGTCCAGCCGTTGGCGTCGGCGACGTTTGCTCCGGCCACGTAGGCCGCCACGTCGATCGACGCCCAGGGCGAGCCGACGCCCGCCACGCGCACCCCGTTGGCGTAGAGGCCGTACAGCCACTTCAGCGCGATGAGGTACGGGTTCTCCGTCCACTCCCACGTCGAGGGCGTGGCGAGGCGATGCGAGCCCGAGCCGCCGGGATAGGTGGAGTCCTTGCGCGGGTCGTAGGCCTTGACGCCCTTCAGCACCGTGTAGTGCTTGGGCATGCCGCCCGGAAACTTCGGGTTCTCGGCCGTCTTCTTCCACCGGAAGATGGTGAAGACCTTGGCCATGCCCGACAGCTTGTGGGCGCTCGTCCAGCCGGGCGGCGTCTCGCCGTCCCAATCGGCGGCCGTGAAAGTGAAGGCGGTCTCGTTGTGGTCGCCGAGCTTTTCGTACTGCCAGATGAAGTCGGCGTAATTGCCGGTCGCGGCCGGGGGCGTCCCGGTGAAGCTCGGGACCTGTTCGCCGTTGACCCAGAACTCCTCGATGTCCTCGACCGGGCCGCCGATCGACAGCACCTCGAGCACGCCCAGGTAACGGTTGTTCCGCCCCCAGGTGTTGCGATAGACGATGTTGCCGCCCGCCGCCGTGCGCCCCAGCACGATCGGCGCCGGGGCCTCGGGGTCCAGCTTGATGCCGACCGGCCCGCCGGAGCTGCCGGCCGAGACCTTGGGAGGCCCCATGGCGAGGCTGGCGAAGCTCGCCACCGTGCCCCAGGCCGAGATGAACGACCCTACGCCCGACGCCCCGCCCAGCGCGAGGATGGCGGTCGACGCGACCTGCGCGGCGGCGGTCGCGACCGTGCTCGTGCCGGCGACGGCCAGGATCACCGCCTTGACGGCGGCGGCAATCGGGCCCGCGATCTGGGGCATGTCTAGGCGAGCCTCCAGCATACCGTCGCCGGCTGCACCGGCGCGGCGTAGGCGCGGGGTCCGGCGCCCTCCTCGAGGTCCAGGAAGGCCAGAGCGCGATCGTTGCCCAGGCACACGCCCAGGGCGCCCACGTCGTGCTCGCCGTTGCGCATCTCCGAGGGGATCAGCACCAGGTCGGCCGGCAGGTGCATGGCCAGCGGGATGCGTTGCAGCCCGTGCGCGTCGAGCGCCTCGGCTAGGTCGGCCCAGCCGCGCCGGCGCAGCACGCTGAGCGCGTTCCGCTCCGTGTACTGAAGTCGTGGCGCCGGATCGGCCCCCCGCGCGAGCTGCATGGCGTAGCGGAACATCCGCACGCAGTCGCAACGGCAGAACCTGAGCGGCCGGTTGTGGAAGCGGTCGAAGACCGCCTGCGCGATCTCGACCCGGCGGACGAGGTCCATCACGCACCCATCGGCGGCGGCGGGGGCGGCGCACCCCAGATTTCGCCCACGCCGAAGGGAACCACGGCGCCGGCCGTGCCGGTCTCGCCCGGCTCCTTCGAGCCCCAGAAGGGTTCCGCCAGGCTGTCGATCACGAAGTCCAGGCCGAGTTCGCCCGCGTAGATCGACTGGTGCCAGGAGGTGTTCAGCCGCGCACCCTCCTCGGCCGTGAACATGCGCTCCCAATCCGAAGCCACGTCGATCTCGACGCCCAGGATGTTCTGGTAGGCGACGGTCTTGGCCGTGTCGTAGAAGCCGGTGAACAGCAGCTCGGGACTGGCCACGACGGCGCCGGTCGAGCGGGTGACGCAGCCCAGCCACAGGGAGATGGCCGAGCCCTGGTTGGCCTCGGCCATCAGGGTGCTCACCGCCGAGGACGAAGGCGGATTGACGCCCAGCCGCAGCCGCGGGGCCTCGAGGCCGATCTCCTCGCGTAAGGCCTCGACCCCCGCCAGGACGCCGTAGGTCGCATCCCGGCCGGTGAAGGTCTTGGACGAGAACGTGAGCGAACCCGGCCCGTCCAGCAGGCGGATGTTCACCGGCCCCGGCAGCACGATCTCGACGGCGACGAAGACGAGGGCTTCCTGCGCCGCCAGCGCGGTGACCATCCCGGCAGAGAGGGCCATGGCTACTCGGCTTCCTTGATGGTGAAGCTGCCGCCCCGCGCCCAGTCGAACTCGGCCTCCCACTGGGCGACCGTGCCCTCGATGAAGCCTTCGATCCGGGGCGCGGTGAAGTTGAGGGCGAGGTTGTCGCTGGGAGAGACCCGCAGCATCGGCATGATCGGCAGGGCCACCTGGCCGGAGCCGTTGGCCGTGGCCTCGGCCGACATCATGTGCAGGTAGATGCGGCCGTTCATCGTGAAGCTGAAGAACCGCCCCTTCCTGAACACGTAGCCCGGCGTTACCCCGTCAGCGTTCAGGGTGGTCCCTGCCTGGCTGGCGCCGTTCACCAGGATGGTCCCTGGCGAGGTCGGGTCGAAGCCCCTCTGCGGCACGGGGTAGGTAACCGTTTCGACCGTGGCCTTAACCCGGTCGGCCAGCCAGGCCATGGCGCACTCGTAGTCCATGGTCATCAGGTGGATGGTGATGGCGAAACGGTCGCCGAGTCGGCTGAGGCGTTGCGACGCTCCGCCCAGTGGCGGGTCGGTGTCGACGGCCTTGGTGACGTACTCCCAGGTGTGGTGACGCGCCTTGGGCGTGGTCGGCAGGGCGAAGCTCATCAGCGCCCCCTCATGCCCAGCCGCTGCGACAGCCGCCGCGACTGTTCCCGCGGCAGCAGGTTGTTGGCCGCCTTCAGGGTGGCCTGCGAAGCCGCCGAGACCATCGGCTCCGCCGCCCGGCGCACCTCTGCTTCGAAATACTGCGACTTGTCCACGGCGACGATCACGACCTCTATGCCGCCGCGGGCGGCGGCCAGGGCGCCGGGGTTCAGGCTCTCGATAGCCCGCACCAGGCTGTTGGAGAAAACCTCCGCGCCCTCGGGCACGTTGAGGATCTCCTTGCCGAACTCGCCGACCGTGCGCAGGCCGCCGGTCGACGACAGGGTGCCTGACGCGAGGCCGGGCGCATTGGTCGCCGCATGTCCGCCGCCACCGCCGCCGAACACCGCGCCGGCGACCTTGAAGGCGGTGGCCAGCCAGTTGGCTGCAGGGCGGGTGATGTTCTCCTGGATGAACGCGCGGACCAGGTCGGCGGCGATCTGTCGGAACACGTCGCGGGCGACGTCCTCCAGCTCCTTGGCGCCCTCGGCGGCCTCCAGCAGGCCGTCCGTCAGGCTCTCCAGCCCGCGCACCGCCAGTTCCTCGGCCTTGTCCGCGGTCAGCTCGAGGTCGCGCGCCAGCTGCGCCAGCGGCCCTTCCGTCCCCCGGTCGACCGCGGCCCGCTCGCCGTGCTCGATCTGGTCGAGGAGGGCGAACACCTCCGCCCGCTTGGCGTCGTTCCACTGCTCGCGGAGGGCCTTGGCCTCGTACTCGGCGCGCCGCGCTTCCTGCTCCAGCCGCAACAGGTCGTGTTCGACGTCGCGGCGTTCCCGCCAGGTCTTGGCGCTGTCCGAGCGCAGCCGCAGGAGGTCGGCGGTCAGCTCGCCGATGTCGCGGACATACTCGGCCTCGCGCTCGGCGATGGCCTTCGCCTTCTCCTCGGCGGCGATGCGCTCGTTGAGGATCTCGATGCGGTCCCTGGCGGCCCGGGCCTCTTCGGCCTGGGCCTCGGTCAGATCCTTGTCCTCGACCTTGCGGCGAAGGTCTTCCTCGAAAGCGACCCGCTCCAGACGCGCGCGCTCGCGGGCGAGCTCGTAACGCTCCTCGGCCGTCTTCGCCAGTTCCTCCTGGGCGCGAAGCTCCTGGTCCTCGAACTGTTGGAACATGTCGAAAAGGCGCCGCGCCCGTTCCCGCCGCTCGCGTTCCAGCTGCTCCGCCGACTTGCCGCCTCCGCCGCCGCCGCGGCCGGGCAACACCGGGGGCGCCGAGCCGTAGGCCGCGTCCAGGTCGGCCCGCATGTCCGCCGGCATGTTGAAGGCGCCCCGAGGGTCGAGCAGGCCGCGGACGTCCGCGGCCAGCGCCTGCGACTGGCGGCGCTTGCGCCAGTCATCCAGCATGGCCACTGCAGGGCCCTTGATCCAGCGGGCGAAGTTCGGGTTCGCCGACTCTATCTTGCGCAGCCAGACGAAGAACTGGGCAAGGGCCGAGGTCGCCGCGGCGATGTCGACGGCCAGCCCGGTGAAAGCCACCCGCAGGCTCGCCTCGATCTGCCGCGAGGCGATCTCCATCTGCCGATCGGCGTCGGCCAGCGCCTTGACCGTCTCGTTCGACAGCACCAGGCCGAGTTCGCGCGCCTCTTCTCGCAGGGCCGCGATGCCGTCCGAGCCGCGGCGCAGCAGCGGCAACAGGTCGTCGATGCCGAGACCCTTGGCGATGCGCGACTGCACCGCCGTCGAGCTGACCCGGTTGATCTGGTCGGCCATGATCGGGAGGGCGGCGTTGGCGTCATGGACGTTGGCCAGCGCCTTCCTGGCCTCCTCTTCGCTGCCGAACAGCAGCGCGAAGGCGCCCTTGACCTTGGCGTCGCCGTACTTCGAGTGGAAGGCGCCGAGCCGCTGGTCGAGCGCTTCCATGCTCGCGGCCAGCTTGTCGAGCGGAACGTCGGCCTCCTCGGCCGCGAACTGCCACTCCTGGAAGGCCTCGGCCGACATCCGCAGCTTGGCCGACTGGGCCTCCAGCTTGTCGCCGAAGGTCATGGCCTCCAGCGCGCGGTCGACGGCGAACAGGGCGGCCAGCAGCACCGCGCCCGCGGCGGCGCCGGCGACGCCCATGCCGGTCAGGGCCGAGCCGACGACCGGCGCGCCGGCGGCGATCCGGTCGAACTGCCGGTTCATCCGCTGGCCCATGCGGTCGATGTCCGTCTGCATCCCGCGCGAGCGGTTGCGGACGATCCCGTGGGCCCGGTCGTACTGGCGGTTCAGCTGCCGGATGTCGACCGACATCTGATAGACCAGCTGCTCGAGCTCGGTGCGCGCCACGGACCCGCCCTCCCTAGCTCTTGGCCACGGCCTTGACGGCCTTGTTGGACTCGCGGGTGACGCGCGACTTCATCCGCCGCTTCTGGGCCCGGACGGTCGGCCAGAAGAACGGCTGCGCCGGGGTGGCCGGGTGGCCGCGCTTGTTGTCCCGCGTCTTGCCCTTGCCGTCCTGGGCCCGGCCCTTCGGCGCCGCCTTGGTCCCGAACTCCACGAAGGCGGCGTAGTAGGCCTGCTTGCCGCCGGCATGGACCGTGACGGTGAGGCCTTCGCGGTCGCGCAGCGCCTGTCGCTCGGCTCCGCCGCCGATCGATCCGGGCGGGCCCTTGCTCCCCCAGCTCCAGCCGACCGAGGCGGCGAGCGCGCCGGTTCGCTTCGGCGCGGCGCGTCGAACGGACTCCGACAGCTCGTCGGCACCCTGCTGAAGCGCCTTGCGAGCGGCGGCCAGCTGCGCTTTCGGAAGCCGCCTGATCTGGCCCAGCAGCCGGTCCAGCCCCTTGACCCTACTGGCCATCGGCGCGCTCCCAGATCGGCGGCCGCTCCAGCATCTCGGCCAGTTCGGCTTCCTCCTGCGCCGTCAGCGCGTCCTCCACCCTGGCGCCCTGGGCCCGCGCGAAGCCGACGTAGGCGACCGTCAGCTCCCACAGGGTCAGGCGGTCGACTTCGCGCGGCGACCAGCCGCAGGCCGCGCCGATGCCGTAGACTTCCGACCAGCAGAGCCGCCCGTCGGGGAGGAAGAGCGGCCGGCCCGCTTTCCCTCCCCCGAGGACTTTCCCGGGGGGTCGTCCGCGCCGCCCGTCAGGGCGGCCATGACGATGCCGTAGGCCAGCGGCACGTTCTCCAGCAGGCCACGGCCGTCCACCCATTGCTCGACCAGCCGGTGCGCCTCGGCCTGGGTCTCACCGGCGCCGAGCAGGCCGTAGAGGATCGGGATGCGCACGTCGGTGTGGCGGAAGCTGCCCAGCGCGCCGGCCTTGACCAGGTCGCCGAGGTCCGCGTCCGGGTAGCGCTTGATCATCTCCGGCCACGTCCCGAGCCGCGTGGCGATCTCGGCCAGGCCTGAGTTGCACTCCCGCTCGACGTGACCCCACTCTTCGAGCGCGAGCCGGAACAGCCGGCCCTTGGCCCAGCCGTGGGTGGTCGGCCGGTACTGGCATGCCCCGCTGCTCATCAGGCGGCGGCCGTCCAGGTCCAGGCGCCGTCGCTGGCCAGCTCGACCGATGCCTCGACGCGCTTGCCTTGCGAGGAGCTGTTGCCCAGCGAGGTCAGCACCGCCGCGCCGGCGTAGTAGCCGCCGCCGTTGGCGCCGGTCTCGTCGAACTCGACCCGGACGTTGAAGGGTTCGCCCGCCAGGAACAGCGTGCGCCAGGTCTCGTAGGCTTCGGCCGCCCACAGGCCCGAGGCCGAAACCGACGCCGACAGCGACCCGATCGAGCGGCCCACCCAGGCGGGCGCGTCCGGGTTGTCGCAGTCGGGGATCACGTCCTCGACCGGCGAACCGGCCAGGGTCAGCGCCTTCTCGGTGAAGGCGCACGGGGCGATGTAGGTGCCGGCGCTGTTCGGATCCTCGACGTAGATCTTGAACTTGCCGTGCCGGATGGTGGTCGGCTGGGCCATGACGGGTTCTCCAGGCGTGGGGATGGGGTGGGGTCAGGCCCCGGGCGGAATGGGTTCGGTCAGCCAGCGGATGTTGACGATCGAGTGCTTGATCAGGCCGCCGTTGGGCGCATCGTTGATGTGCAGGCTGCCCTCCGGCGAGGCCTCGACCAGCCGGTGGAAGGGGACCGTGATCTCCAGGTCGAGCAGGCACGCCTCCGCCGCGTCGGCGATGGCGATGCACCGGCGCTTGCCGAGGCTTGGGGGGTCCGGCTGGTCCCAGACGTGCAGGGTCAGCACCACGTCGTCGCCGCGGTAGCCGTCCGCCACCTCCGGAATGCCCTGCAGCTCGCCAAGGACGATATGCGGGTACGGCCCCGCGTTGGGGGCGTTGTCCCAGGCACGGACGTCGCCGGCGAACAGGGTCTGCAGGGCGGGATCGGCGCGCAGCGACGCCAGCACCTTGTCGTTGACCAGGGCCGCGACGGAGGTGGTGTCGACCGGCTCAGCCATTGGGTCCGCCCGAGCTCGCGAGGATGTCCAGGCCGGCCAGCGGATCGGCCCTGGCGGGCGACACGCCGGTGATGTCGTAGGCGACGCCGGAACGGACGTCGCGGGCGCGCCATCCCGTTTCGATCAGGGCCGTGCGCGAGGACTTGCGCACGGTGATGACGACCGGCTGCACGCCCTCGAGCCGCTGCGCGATCACCGGCTCGCTCCCGCGCAGCCAGGTGATCTCGGCCGCGACGTCGAACTGCTCGTCCCAGTCGCCGAGCTCGCCGCCTGCGGCCGTCTGGCGACGATCGAAGGCGACCCGCCAGCGCATGGCCCCCGCGCGCAGGCCCATCTCAGCCCGCCGGCTCTTCGGCGGCAGGGAGCGCGGAGCCGCCGGGGCCGTCTTTCCCGTCGTGGTCGAACTTGTCGGGGTCGGCGCCGCCGAACAGCTCCCGGGTGACCTGGCCGGCCCGCGGCGCCCGCACGCGCTTGGCGAACCCCTTCTCCACGGCGTAGGCCGCGCACGGCGTGGTCACCTTCTGGTGCCCCCCGCCGATCGCCTGCATGACGTTGGGGCGAGGCTTCCAGTCGAACGGCGTGGTGACGTCGATCCAGGGCATGGCCGGTCTCCGCGCGAGGCGCGACCGCTCAGGCGGTCGCGCCGATGATGGTGATGCGGTAGGTGACGCCCGAGCCGGAGCTGGAGTTGGCCACCAGCAGGATGTCCCCGGTCGAGGCGGTGACCGTCCAGCCGGCCTTGCTGCAGACCACGAACGCCGTCCCGGGCGCGACGGACACCTTGTCCGAGGCGTCGCTGAACGGGCCGGTGAAGGTGTTGCTCGCGGCCCCGCCCAGCACCACGTTGTTGGTGTTGCCGCCGTCGGCCTCGACGATCAGGCACTTGACCTTGACGAAGGTCAGGGTCGAGCCGAACGGGTCGGTCAGCGAGCCGGCCAGGTCCAGGTTCTCGGTCGCCGACGACGCCAGCGTCCGCTCGTCGGTGAAGATCAGGTCGGCCTTGCCGGTCCCGGTGCCGGCCGTGATCTGGACGAGGTTCGACTCGTCGATGTCGGCCCGCACCGAGGAGACGTCGTTGCTGACCGTCGTGCGTCCGGCGACCCGCACGGTGACGTCGGCGTTCACCGACGCCGCCAGGGCGGGCGTCGGGGCCAGCGCGGGGGCGACGGCGAGCAGGCAGGCGGCGAGGGCCGCCAGGAAGCGGTTGAGGCGCATGGTGGGTCTCCGGTTGGATGGCCGCCTACGGCAGCCGGGTGACGGTGAGGTGGCCGCGGGCCTGGCCATAGGTCACGCCGTTGGGCAGGGCGACCTTGATCGAATAGTCGTAGACGCGATCGGCCACGCCGGCGGACGTCTGCTGCGCCGGGGTCACCGTGAACAGGGCCTCGCTCTGCACGCCGTCGTCGGCGCCGGTCGACAGCTCCGGGGCGGTGTTGGTGAGGATCACCGCCCCGCCGCGGACCCGCACCTCGAGGGTGACGGTCGTGCCCGGCGCGTTCAGCGCCAGCAGCTCGCCCGCCGGGTCCTTGGCGGTGAGGGCGAACAGCCAGCTCTCGCCGAGGAAGAACGCAAGGTTCTCCATGAGACGTCAGCCCACGCGGATTTTGGCCCGGCCGGCCGGGAACCGCGCGGCGGCGTCCGGATCGACCGGCAGGCCTATCCATGCCCAGAGCACTACGCCCTTGATGAACAGGTCGCGCCACCAGGGCCAATTGATGCTGACCGTGATCGTCTTAGTCGCCGCCATGATCAGTCCTCCAGGTCGCGGTCGCTGTCGCCGGTGATCCGGCCGATGCGGGCCTGGCCGGTGATCGACCCCTTGCGCGCCACGCCCGTCAGGCGGGCCATGGCCAGCCGCCGCACCGCCGCCCTCAGCAGCCCGGCGACCGGGCTAACCGCCGCGGTCAGCACCTTGCCGACCGTCCGCGCCAGGCTCGCCGCCGGCGTGGTCTCGGCGTTAAGGCTGCGGCCGACCGTCTTGCTCAGGCGGCCCTCCGGCGTCGCCGCGGCGTCGACGTGCTGCGGGACCTGCCGGTTGAGCCCGGCTTCCGGAGTCGCCGCCGCGGCCAGGCTCAGGCTGACGGCCCGCATCACCGCGGCCGCCGGGGCGACGGCGGCGGCCAGAACCTTCGCCGCCGACCGCGCCAGCGTCGCCACCGGCGTGGCCGCGGCCGCGAGGGTCCGCGCCACCGTGCGTCGAAGCGTCGCCGCAGGCGTCGCCGTCGCCGCCACCGCTTTGCCGACCGAGCGGACCAGGGTGGCCACAACCCCGCCGCCGCCGGCGGTCAGGGAGGCCTCCCAGAAATACATCCCCGAGACGCCGTCGCCGGTGTAGCTGTCGCTCGTGGCCGTCGCCAGGCGGGCCTGGATGTTGGCCGAGCTGCCGACGTCGAACCCGACCGAGAGCAGCCACCAGTCCGCCCCGCCCAGGGGATGCGGCGTGATGCTCGAGGTCTTCACCCCGGCGGTCGGGCTCTCGACCTGGCCCGTGGCGAGGTTGAAGAAGCACACCGCGCCCGAGCCGCCGTTCTCGACGAAGCGGACCCGCGAGCGGCCCGCCGCCTTGGCCGCGATCGACCAGTTGACCCGCTGACCGGCCGTCAGGCCGGTGATGTTGCGCATCAGGATGTGCGTGCCCGTGCCGGTGTTCTCCACCAGCTTGTCGGCCGTGGTCGTGCCGTCCGGCGCCGTGGTCGCGTCGGCCGAGATCGACGCCCCCGGCTTCGTCCAGACCGCGTTGTCGAACTGGCTGCTGAACGTGTAGAGGTTCGCCGCCCCGATGTTGACGATGACCAGCTTGCCGACCTGGCGGACCAGGGCGGCGACCGGGGTCGCCGCGGCCGAGAGGACCCGCGCCACCGCCCGGCGCAGGGTCGCGGCCGGGGTGGCGCTGGCGTTCAGCGTCCTGGCCACAGCCCGCCGCAGGGTCGCGGCCGGCGTGCTCGAGGCCTCGATCCCCTTGCCGGTCTGCCGGGTCAGCGCCGCCACCGGCGTGGCGGCCGCGTCCATGGTCCGCGGATGCACCGCCCCCACCGTCAGCGCCGCCGCCGGCGTCGCGACGGCGGCCAGCGCTTTGGCCGCGGCCCTGAGCACGGAAGCCACCGGAGTGGCCGCGGACGTCAGAGGCTTGGAGACCGCGCGCTGGACGGTTGCGACCGGGGTGGCGGAGGCGTTGAGGTCGACGGTGAACAGGTTGCCGGGCGGCCGTAGCGCCGTGGTCAGGGCCGCGCCTTGCGAGGCCGCAGCGTCCACGAACTCGACCGTCGTCGCGCCCGTGGCGCCCGGAGTCGCGAGCTCGCCCGTCAGTACGCACAGGGAGCCGCCGCTGCCCACGCCGGTCCCTGCGTCGAACCTCTCGGCGAGGTTGGCGAGGTTGGCGTTGACGGGGTTCTGATAGGCCTCGTTGCGCTCTGTAGCGAAGAACAGGGCGATTAGGCAGTCGGGGATGGTGGTCGTTACTCCCGGCAGCGTCGCGGGGTTGTTGCTTGGCACCGAGGCAGCCGCGCTGACGTGGAACGGATCGGTCAGGTGGGTTCCGCGGAAGGCAGCCATGCCCACGAGCATGTGGTTCCCGGGATCTGCAAGGAAGGGCGGGGTTTCCGAACCCGAGGCGGCGATCTTCCAGAACACCGACAGCACGGTGTCGGTGCCGACCCCCTGGGTCTCGAGCACCGGGCTGTTGGGATGCTCGGTATAGCCGGTCGGCGCGACGACGGTGTCGTTCTCGTGCTCGACGAACAGGACTAGGAGATCGTCGGCCTGGTAGCTTGCCGGCAGGTTCGCCGTAACGTCGCCAGTGCCTGCGGCCGAAGCCCCAACCGAGACGAACGTAGGAAGGGTCACGCGCTTAACCCTCCAGCTTTGCAGCAGAACGACGTTCGGCTAAGCTATGCGAATGGACGGCATAAACGAGCGCAGCAAGCCAAGCCCCTTGGGCCCGGGAAAGACTAGCCCGCGGGATTACGCCAAGGAGACTCCGGTGGCGGTTTTCCTTTTCGACGGCGACACCCTGTTGGGCTGCGCAACCGTGACCAGCGCCAAGATGAACGTGCCCATACCGCCGGGCAGCACGGCCACCCATATGAAGATGGTCTATGCCGACGGCTACATAGGCCAGAGCACGTTGGACCGTGAACGTCTAAGGCGGCGGCTCGCCGGTCAGCCGGTTTGACCGAGTCCTAAGCCCTCGTAATCCCTAGGTGACGCTCGCCACCAGCTTCAGGTTGGCGGTGAAGGCGATGCTGTCGCCGCTGACCAGGTTCACGGCGCTGAACACGCCGCGCAGCAGCAGGCGGCCGGTCCCGTTGGGGACCGTGGCGCCCGAGCTGTTGGCGTCGAACTGGCCGTACTCGGTGATCGCGCGCGTGCCCGTGGCGGTGACCGTGCCCGTCAGCCGGTAGGTGTCGCCGGTCTGGTCCGTCGTCTGCTGGCTCTCCGTGCCCGACACCCGGCCGCCCGACAGGGTCTCGGCGCTCTCGGTCTGCAGGTCGGTGTCGGTGACCGCCGCCGCGTTGGTCCCCGTGCCCCAGCCGATGCGCGAGGGCGCCGTCTGCGCCTGCAGCACGCGGTCGACCAGGATGTCGCAGCCGACGCGGGTGAAGGCCACCGCCAGGTGCAGCAGGCCGCGCCGGATCTGCTCGGCCAGCTTGTCGGCCACGCCCCGGGCGGGCTTGCCCGCCGCGGCGGCGGGCGGCGGCGCCCACCCGGCGGCGGCCGGCTGCGACGCGGAGAGGACGGCGCCCAGGGCGAGCGCGCTCACCCCGGTGCGGAACCAGGTCTTGGTCATGATGGGTCTCCGGGGGAATAGGGAGAGAAGGAAAGAGACTGCGGGCCGGGCGATCAACTCCGGCTGCCCTACCTTGGCGGCTCCACGGGTCGGCGGCCCGCTTCACGGCCTGCGTGTCTTCGTTTCCACGCCGCCGCAGTGTTCGGCAGGATAGCCTACTTCGAGGCCTTGGTCTTCGCCGCCGGCGGGGCGGCGGCGATCGAGACCTCGACCTCGCCGCCCTCGACGAACAGGGCCTCGGCCTCGGCCACGTCGCCGGGCGGGATCACCCAGCGGTGGCCGACGTCGAGCGCGTCGTTGACCAGCTCGACCACCAGGCCCGTGGCCGTGACCGGCGTCTGCACGCCGAACACCGGCGCCGTGGTCTGGAACGGCTGCCGGGAGACCCCGGCCACGCGGAAGCGCATCTTCATGGTCAGGACCTTCCCTTGCTCTTGAACAGGCCGGCGAACCCCAGCAGGCCCG